AACCAAGACCTGCTTGTGCTCCACCTAAACCACCAAATTCACGTCCTAAACCACCTAAACCAGCAGCAGAGGCTTGTTGAGAAGCTAAAAAGTTTGATAAACCTTTTTCAAAAGCTTGTCCTTGTGCTTGAGCTAAAGCTCCTGCTCTATCTCTTTCCAATTGAGCTCTTTGAACACCTTCACGACCACCGCCAAAAGCTCCAGATCCAATCGCACCAGCTGCAGCTTCGTTGGCAGCTATGTCATAGGCACGATTAATTTCATCTCTAATAGCGTCTTGATAAGGATTGATAAAAGGATCTAGTTGTTCTCTCGTTGGAGCTTTTCCTAATCCCTCAAAAGCAGTAGCTGCTTTATCCAAAACATCCACACCAGAACCTATAGTTCCTGTGGCAGTATCAACATAATCTTGATATGAGCCTATACCTTGAGTAAATCGATCTTGAGCCTGTTGAAAAAGATTATTTAATTCAGCTAATTTTTGCTCTGGAATACCTTGAACATTACCAGCTTGAATATCTTTAATAAGGTCTTGAATACTATCTAAGTATCCTAAATATTTACCTTGAATCTCTTCTTCCATTATGATCTCCCTACCATACCTAGGCTTTGTTCAGATAAACTACCACCTTTTTCTAAATTTTTCATTAATTTATACATATTCTTTGCTCCTTGCTTCCGCGATCCGCCGCCCGCGTTCCTCACAGCTTGAGCAGTCATTACGAATTCACCATCACTTAACATTGCAGGAATCTCATCAGAAGTTCCTGTACCGGGTCCTGCGATCTCTCCAATACGTTTAGGATGTTCTTTTACTTTTCCATTAGGATGTTCTATTTTTCTACCATTGTTTGCAACACCACCTGTCATCTCTCCGCCATCCGCGGCATAAGAAATATAAAAATCATCTCTTGCTTGTTGCACATAATCAGTGTCATCCACTTCAGGCTGAGGTAAAACAAAAGGTAAAGCTGCACTCGCTAAAGTTGCTGCTGGAGCGATCCTACTTAAAAATCCTCTTTCTTGAATCGGCATACCGAACTTTGCAATTAAATCAGTGTAACTTAATGGATCAGCCATAATAGCGTCTATGCTCTCTTGTGGAAAACCTGCATAATTAGCATTCATTTTAAATTGAGATGCATCACTAAATGGATTTAATCTTGCACCTAGACCCTCTGTAAAGAAATCTTTAGTTGTATCAACCGCTGTTTGAAAGAAAGTTGGATCTACTGACTCAATACCTGTAGGAAATAAATTTGAAGGTACAACATTCGGAACGTTCTTAGGATCATTAAAAAATCCTAACAATTCATTTGCGTAAGCTGTATCAGAAGCAACTGCGGGTGTGACTGTTGGAACTGTCGCTGGAACTGTATTGACAGGAGCTTTTGTTGGCGTGCCTTTAAATCCTCCAGTAATACCGGTCAGAGCAGTTTGTATCGCTAAATTTTTTGCAACCTCAGATGGTTTTTGACCAGCAGCTAAATTAATTCCAGCACCTATTCCTAATTGTGCTACTGGGCCTATACCCGGAATAAAAGGTAATACGTATGGTGCAACAGGAGCTACTGCTCTTGCAACACCTGTGACAGTGTCTTTAACATTTTGAAAGAAATCCCCGATCAGCGATCCGAGACCCATTTCATAAATCTGAGCGTACTCCTTTTGTTGCATTTTTACTCCGGTAACGTATGTGCTCCCGCAAATACATTCGGAGCTGTTACATGAACATCTCTTCTTATATCTGCTTCGGTTGTTTCTGTGCTAGGATTATCAATGTCAGCTTGACACTCCTCGTGTGAATTATACTCTTGACCTGTTTTAGTATTAGTTATGGTTGTTTCAACTTTAGCACTGTAAACAGGAACTTTTTTACCGTCGATTTCGTCATAACGTAAGATCTTCGGTTCATCTATAATTTTCGCCATAGTATAGTTTTATAGGCGAAAAACTAACAAATCAACAGATTATTGAAAGCCTATGTTACCTGAAATAGATATTCTGTATTCATCCGATGTATAAAAGGGATAAACTTGATGATTTAAAGAGGCAGGGAATAAAGCCATTTTACCTTCCCATTCTTTATCCACTGGAATACAATGACTTTGTATTCTACCCAATTGATCAGACATCATAAAAACAAAATGAGCCGCTCTTATTTCACTGTCTTTCATATGCGGAAATCGTGCTTTTTCGTCTTTCATTAAATAAGGTACCTTGTGCCATATAACAAAACTAAATAGCCCATCGTGAATATGTACGGGGTTAAACTCATGCTTACTTTGATAATTTGCCCACATATTATGTAAACCTAATACAAATTCTTTTTTATTTTGCATTCCGCTTATTCTACCAAGATACTCAGGGTATTTCTCAAAGTATTGTTTTATTAAAACATCTAGCATCGGCCAAATAATGCCTTTACCGTCATTTATGAAAAACTCATTTTGTATATTACCTGCAAGGTCTTTATTTGCTCTGGCCTCATGTTTTTTTTGTATTATTTCATCTAAACTTTTTGTTATGTCTTGTGGCACTGTTGCTATTAAATACATTTTTTACCTCATTTTGTTACTAGTGTCATGTTACCTGCTATTGTCATAGCATTGGATGTTTTTTTTACGTAATGTTCTAAAAAAGCCGGAAATATAATAATTTGATTTTCACGACATTGGGGCATGAAATCGTTTGAACCGAATAAATTTTGTAAAAAAACTTTATGATTATAATAACTTTCAAGAATTAAATTATTTGGATTTTTAAAAACAGTATTAGATTGCTGTATTTTTTTATAAATTATAAAACACACTTCGGCACCAGCGTGAGCATGACTCTCTTGAAAATCAATCTCATTATAATAATTAGTCCAAATACTATTTAATTTTATTTCAAAGTTCGTAGAAATTGACTCATCTAAAAGATTACAAACAGTATTATACAGGTAGGTTAATGATTCGCTGTCAATTTTATTTTGATTTCCATGAGTGCTATGTATGTCAGATCCAAATGTTTTTTGAGGTATGTTTTCCTCAATAATTATTTTTTCTGCATCTATATTACCTATCCATATAGGTATGGAGAACAAATTTAATCTCATTATTGTTGTTGTTTAATTTCCAAAACAGATACTTCAACCATTGCACGTGATGCTGCATTAGCTTGTAATTTCATCTTATCACCTTCTTGATACACCATGGATGTATTAATGGTATTTGTATCTGAGGCAGATACATCAACTTGAAATATTTGTAAGTCAGCACTACCATTATTGTGATCAATGTTCACAGTAACTGCACTAGATCCATCATAATTGTGTGTGTTAATAGACTTAACTATAAATGTTGATACAGGAGTAGGAGGTGTAGCTGCGACGTTTGCAGTTGGTACTTCAAACAATGTTGTTAGATCAGTGGTTGTAAGATTTGCAATAAATCTTCTAAATACATCAGCCATTTAAAAACCAAGCCCTTCTTGTCGATTCCTCTTGTGTGTCCTGTGTATACTGAGTATTGAGTTGTTGAATTAATTCTTCTAATAAACGTGTCATCTCTGCATTTTGTTGTGCATCATACTTAGGACGAGGGTCAGGAAATCTTTGTAATGTAAGTTTAGCCATGATTTAAAAAATATACAGCATTGTATCTCCATTTACCATTTGAATATTTATGATGGTCGTCAATATATCCACCATGATAAGTATTGCCATCAAAAATCACACACCTATTAAATTTTGCTTGTATTATATCTTTTTTGTATTTTGATACATCATGACGTATATCGTTACTTTCATCATAATTTTCAACACCTTCTGCGTTTTGATATATAGCTGTACCTCCGCAATCCTCTTTATCTAAATAAACTAATACATTTTTATAAGGATCTTGATGAGGTAAAAATTGAACATTGTTTTTAGGAGCAATTATCCAAGAAAAAATATTTATACTTATTTTACTGCAAGTTAATCTATTATCTTTAAAAATTTTTCTAAGTGTATCTATTGTTTTAGTTTCACCTATAATTCCTTGTGATCTTATGTCGATGTCCATTCTACAATCAAAGTATTCTTTAAAATTTCTACTATTAGGATTTATTTTCCAATTAGGAACCCATGAGTCTGATAACATATTATATATGTCATTTGGTCTTTTATAAAAGTTGTCTATATATTGATATTTAAAGTCACCTATATTGTGATCTTTTACAACTATATTGTCATTAATTTCAAACAAATGACTGTGTAGATAAGGTGTGGTCATTTAGATGTACAATTCATTTATATCGTTAGAATACCAAGTGGCAATGACATACCTTTCACCATCTTCAACTTGATTTACTCCATGTTCATAAAATTTACCATCAAAAAAAACAGTCTTACCAATCTTTGGTTTAATGACAACCCCATTAGTAAAATATGTTTCTCCACCTTTAAAACTATTATTTAAATATGTAATTGAGGTTAAAATTCTATATTTTTTATCAACGTGTAAATCTTGTTTAGAATTCGTTGGCCATTTTACTATTTGTATTGTCTCAGGAAACGCTTTCACTCCTCTATGTGATAAAAAGCTTGATAATAGACTACATAGTTTTGCAGTTAGTTTTGGTTCTACTTTAAGTAAATCTAAAATAAATATATCTCTGTAAGGCTCTGAAGATTTTTCATTTGAAACAAAAAGGTTTTTAAAAAGATTACAATCTGATTCTGTAAAAAAATTGTCCTCTATTAATATCATTTAATAAATATTTCATCACCTATTACTAACGCATCAAGCTCGCTATTTGTAAGTATGTCCTTTGCATTTTTTGTATAAGCAGCTAAGGGATTACCATTTATGTTTAAACTTGTGTTTAAAAGTGTTGTACAGTCAGTCAATTTATAAAATTCTTTTAATAAATAATATGTATTAAAATTATAATCTATTGTTTGATGTCTACAAGTATTATCTATATGTGATATAGCTGGGTATATTTTAGAATTAATTTTTTCTGCATACAACATATAGTCACTTTTATTAAAGTTTGTATCAATAGTGGTGCACCCAAAAGGTCTATATTCCTCTCTTTTCTTTATGAGATTTACCTTTTTTTTCATAGCTGTATCTCTTGGATCAGCAAATATGGACCTATTACCTAATGCTCTAGGACCTATTTCTCCATTGCCTTGATACCAACCAACAATTTTTTGTTCCTTTAATAATTCGGCTGTTTTACTAATTATGTTTTTACTAGGTTTATTTTTAGGACTTTCATCACTTTGACAAAAAGGAAACTTATTAAGTTTAAAACAAGGTAGGTTATTTTTTAATCTTAAATACTCTAAAGCACCTAAACTTAAACCTTCATCCGCTGTGTGTGGAGGTGTAATTATATTTTTAAAATAAGATTTTAATTTTGTGTTCCAACAAACATTTAAAGCAGCTCCTCCCGTGTACAAAATTGTTTCATCAACATCAAAATGTTTTTTAAAATATTGTAAAAGCACAAATCCTAAATACTCATGAATTGTTCTTAACCAATCGAATTTTTGTTTCTCTATTTTATCGCAATAGAAATCAATATTAAATATATAAGATATGTCATACATTGTGTATTGTGATAAAAAATTTAAATATTTATAATCTATATTACCAAAACTTTGCAGGGCCATTACTTTACCTGCAATATCTTCACCATGTCCTTGAATTTGAAAAACATTTCTTAACCTACTCATTTCAACGCCAATTGATCCATTTTTAAATTTAGATCCTTGCTCAATAATTTTTCTAATATCAAAAACAGTCCAAGATTTGTCATAATCACCAAAGCCATCAATACAAATACCTCTATAATTTTGTGGATTTTTTATGAGCGGCCAACAGCTTAAATGATGAGCATAATGATGATTTAATCTTACGACTGGACATTTTACATTAAGGTCATGTATGTCTACAGCAGGAAAAAAAGATTCATTTCTAATATTAAGATCATACTGCCATGGATCAAAAACAATTGCTATTTCGTCTAAATCTTCAGAAGTTATATCCCATTCTTCTTTTATAACATCTTGCCATGTCGTAAGACTTTCCATACCATGATGTTTGATTTGAAACTTACGTTCAGTTTTTAAATAGTGAACTTTTTCTCCGTCAAAGTATGAAAAATTACTGTCGTGCGCACATATTCTTAAACCTAAAAGTTTCAAATAAAATTATCTTCTACCATCTGGCTGTATGTCAAAACGCTGTGTTCCTAATCGCCAAGCAGTACCTGTTGTGTTAGAAACAACATTTACTGTAAACTCTCTACCTCTGCCTCGTAAACTTACAAATTCTGTTGCATCTGTAAAGGTTGCTGTCTTTATAGTGCTAGTGCTTGTGTTAGGATAGTTTTTAAATTCTAATTTGAAATTCAAAGTGCCTGCTTGATTTTGTACATCAGGTATAAGTTTTTGAACAAATAACATGTCGTTTCCTTCACCTATTTCAACTGATCCAGACTTAACAAAAGCAGTCATGGCAACTCCATCAGCATCATTACCCGTTTCATGTAAAAACATTTGTGTAGCACCATCTGTTAATCCTGAAATACTTTCATTATTGGCCGTGGTCGTTGGTAAATAGTCTGAAGCCACAGGATTATCATACACCTCTCTATCTATCCATGTTGTTCTATCTAAAGTTCCTGTCCACCATGTTTGTTCTAAATAATTATAAGCAACCACTGCATTTATAGTGTCAGATCCTATTCTAGGATAGAACCACATTATTTCATTAAACTCACCATTGTGTCCAGCAAAGGCGTTTTCGGAGCCTGTAATATTAATATTATCAAAAACAAACTGTTCGACAGTGCAAGGTAGTTTTTTTACTGTACCATCAAATAGAAAGAATGAATCTTGAGACATCCAGTAAGCAACACCATTCAAATCAAGTCCTGCGTGTATACCTATAATACCACAATTCTGACCTAACTGACGTAATCCAAAAGTAAAAGGTGGACCAATAAATTGCATTGAATGTAAAGAGGTATCTGTCCAAACAAGTATTTGACCTCTTGATCTTTCTGCAGCTACGATTCTAGAACCATCGGCAATTCGAAGTGAGCCAGCGGTATTTTCAGCGGTTGGTTGATATGTAGTAATATTTTCTTGATCTGAAAATCTTATTAATAAATCATCTTGAGAACCAGGAGTGCCAATTGTATTTTCCGTACCCATAAAAAGTAAGTGTCTGTCGGGTGTAGAAACTAAACTTATTCTTGATGCAGTCGGTGCACCTGATATGGCGACAGCTCTTGTAGATACACCAGTTGATGTATCCCATTGAAAAGCTCCACCATTTAAAACTGTTGCAATTAAATCTTCACCAAAATTATCTAGTGACCATTGTCTTGCT